AGATGCCTCCTCCTTCATGTCAGCTATAAAAGAAGAGTTGGGTATTTCTATTTCCATCCTCTTTTTAATGACATTGTATCTGACATCTATGCTGTGGGTTTTGAGCACACCATTGACATTATCTTTGGTGTTCAGAAATCTACCATTGGCATTTCTTTGGAAGTCATACTCCACTGGCAAGTCCAATTTCTGTAGTGAGGGTATCAGCTCTCCTTCCAACACATCATTCTTGTGGTCATTGTAATCACCTTGACTTTGAGGCATCAAAACCTCTGCATTTCCTTTGCTCTTCAGTATTAACTGACAAGCTTTACTAGCCTCTTTCTCACCAGTCTTGCTGTCATCATTGTCAGCAATGAATACATGTTTTCTTTCAGGAAAGAACTCAAACATAACCTCAGCAACAGGTGATAAATTGTAAGCATCAAAACTGATGATGACAGGTTGAGAGTAGTCAGCATAAACACTCGCTCCAGTTGCATATCCTTCTGCATAATTTATAACCTCACTGTTTTTGAGTATCTCTTGTCCAAGTATAAAAAAGCTACCAGACTTCTTTGAGCCAGTGAGGAACTTTTTAGAGCCATCAGCATTGATGTACTGTATGCCCACCACTGATAGTTGTTTGTCATAAAGGGGTATCATTAAGACCCCTTCAGGGCTAATTTTAAGCCCATAAGAGAGCACTTTCTTCTTTTCTAGGTATGGGTGCTTCTCACAAGGTTGTGCCTCTTCCCAGAGACTTTGTGCTCTTTTCGCTGCTTTTGAATATTTCTCTTGTTGTTTTACCTCAGCTTCTTTTCTTAGGGCTTCTATCTCAGCTTTGGCTTCTTTAGTTAGAGTGTATTTCTTTTTGTTTTCTGGTTTCCATGTGGCTGTGGGAGAATCAGCTGAGTATCGGTAGTCACCCAATCTTCCAAAAGGAACAGATTGACCAAGCCACAGCTGATACCACCCACAGAATTTACGCTTGCCACCAACATTGATGTATGCTCGACCTACAGAGCCATCAGTGACCAAGCCTTTCTTTGGGTCCGGTTCCATGCCATTCTCTGATAGAAAGTTAGAGAACTCATGTATTAAATCTGTTGTAAATGGTTTATCAAAATTCTTTGTAGGTCTGGTTATTTTTAGTGACATCAATTATCTCTTTTTTTAGGTCTATTGCAGTTTGTAGTAGGATGTGTAAAATACTACAAGATTTTATTATATTAAGCAAACAAAAAAAGGAGACTGATATGAGTTTGACAATAAAAAGTGAAGGTGACTTTGAAGTTTTGGCTGTGGGTCAATATGAAGGTGTGTGTTATAGAATAGTAGATATGGGCACAAGAATGGATCCGCCTTTTAAAGAAGGCGACAAACCAAAAAAGAGGACAACAGTAAATATTACTTTTGAACTGCCTAATGAAAAAATGGAAGATGGTAGACCTCTGAGCATATCCAGAACTTACACACAGAGTCTGTTTGAATCCAGTGCACTGAGAAAAGATTTGGTGTCATGGAGAGGTAAGAACTTTACACCAGATGAAGAAGCTGGTTTTGATATTTCCAATCTGTTGGGCAAAAATGCTTTGATAGAAGTAGCACATACTGTAAATGGTAAAGCTAAAATTGGTGGTATCTTTAAACCAGATGGTGGTGTGCAAGACACACCAACACACAATGAGCTGACTGCTTTTGATATGGATGTGTACTGTGATGAATTTAATGGTAACTCCAGTGACAAAACTAAAGCCATGTGTGATGTATTTGAATCACTACCTGAATGGCAACAAAAAGACATTGAAGATAGTTTTGAATACAAAGCTGCTAATGAAGGCAACAATGAATCTAAAGAAGTTGAAGAAGCAGAAGTAGTGGAAGAAGAATCAAAGGGTCTGGCTGATTTCAAATCAGATGATGACAAAGATTCAATACCATTTTAAATAAGGTTTCCTGTGGGTGGTGTTTTTCTCTTATCTCACACATCAAGTAAAATCCACCCACAACCCCTTTGCACATGACAGACAAAGACATGGTTAATCAACCACCTCACTATGTGAATCAAGGTGAGGTTGAGTGCCTTGATTACATCAAGCAACAGCTGGGTGATAACTACAGATATTATTTAGAAGGGGCTTGTATTAAGTACATGCACAGATACAAGTACAAAGGCAAAGAATTAGAAGACCTAGAGAAGCATAAATTTTATTTGGAAAGGTTAATAAGAGAAATTAAAATTATTGAAATTAAAGCATTAAAAAACAATCAAGGAATGTAATTGAACAGCTTAGAGTATGACATTTATAATCTGCCATCAGCCATCATGATGGAACACCAGATGTCTACAGACACCATACAAACACTTAACATCTACCTAGACAAAGAATTACAGAATCCTGATAGAAAGTCTCTTGGTGGAGATTTGGTAGGACAGATACATCAAGGTGAACAGCTGTCTATGGATTTTGAATGTGAACAACTCAGAGACTTTAGAGCTATGGTTGAGAATTTAGGTGTGGCTTATCTTAGACACTTTGTGGAACAAACTGGCACTTTGATTAGACCCAAACAGGTGGTCACAGACAAGCTCTGGTCAGTGCATAGTTATGAGGGTGATTACAACCCCATACATGACCATCTAACAGCTTCACCTATGGGCATAAGCTTTACCACATGGACAAAAGTACCAGAGCAAATAGGTAAGACAGCAGATGGCAAAGAAATAGAAGAATACAGTTTATACAACTCATCTGGAGTAATAGATGGGTACATCAATTTCACATATGGTCTTAACCAAACCTCTGACCCTGAGAGGTTAAGACCTTCACAGTCTCGATATGTGAAACCAGAGGAGGGTAAGTTGCTGTTGTTTCCATCTTGGATGCAACATGTGGTTTACCCTTTTTTTGGTTCAGGAGAGAGAAGAACTGTGGCTGGCAACATGAATTGCTTTGAAGTAACAGAAGAACAAATGAAAGGAGCACAAGATGGAGTTTAAAGAAGGTATATATGAAAATTTAAGTTATGAACAGTATGATTCAATACCAGCTTTTAGGTCACATGACCTTACAGCTGTAATCAAATGTCCTTACACTTGGAAAAACAAGAAAGGGTTGACACCCTCTCCAGCTCTGCTGGAAGGTAGAGTGCAACACACAGTGTTCTTAGAACACCACAAGTTTAATGAGGAGTTTGTCATACAACCCAACATAGACAGAAGAACCAAAGTAGGTAAAGCTGAGTATGAAGATTTTTTAGCTACTGTGGGCAACAGGACACCTATCACACAAGACCTATATGACTTGTGTATGGAAAGAAGAGAGATAGTCAAAGACTTTATCCCTAAAGAAGACCACAAAGTGGAGTGCACTCTTGTATTTACATATCATGGTCATCCCTTTAAATGCAGAATGGACTGGTATGACAATGTAGATGTGTGGGATTTAAAGACTTGTAGAGATGCTTCTTTTAGAGGGTTCAAACAAGCCATCAACTCTTTTAACTATCACATGCAAGCATCTTTGTATGTTGATGCTTGTAGGATATTGGATTTGCCAGCTGGTAGTTTTAACTTCTTAGCACAAGAAAAGACACACCCATTTCCTTATGTGGTTTACACCTTATCTGATGAAGCTATGGAGTATGCTAGAGCCAAGAACCAACAAGCTTTGTCTTTGTTACTTAAATGTAAAGAAGAAGATAAGTTTGTGCCTTATGGCTTAGAAGGAACTCAAACCATAGAACTAGGAGACTTGTATTAGTTACAACTAGGCTTTAGCTCTTTGTAGTCTGGGTAGTGACCAGCACACACCATGTCTTTGTAGTGTTGTTCTGCCAGTACCATGTCTTGGAAATCCATAGCACCCACAAAGCCTAACATCATAAATATCAATATGGTTATAAACCAGCTTTTAAGCTTCATTGTAAGTTTTCTCAAAATTATAATATTTCTCTAATTCTACTAAAAACTTTTGGTCTTCAGGGTGCATGTCATCATACTCTTCTAAGAGCTCTTCATAACTACCCTCTCTGCCCTCATAGGGTGTGGAGTAAAAAGAATAAAGCTTACCTTCATCATCAAGCATAGCAACTTGGTGTTCATCATTGGTTAGAAATACATAACCAGATTTCATGTTAAAACCAACCCTTATACCTTCTTTCCAAAAATCTTCTGGCAAACCAGATTTGATTGCTGACAAAAGTTTGCCAGCTTTATCTAATTCTC